GGAAGTCAGCGCATTAACAAGCGAGGAGCACTTCTAGCCATTCCAGAAGCTTATTTCAGGGAGGTAATAGCGCGTCCGGACTTAGCGATCTTGTATTCGAAAGCTTCAATCAAGTTTGAAAAAGGCAAGTGTCGCGCCATCTGGAACACCGCTATTGAACATTATCTCGCCCAAGCTTATATCCTTGATATAGTCGAAAAGTTCGCAACGACCAAACCAGGAAAGTTTGATGGTCGCTCACCCGTCTCGTGGAATGCCGCTACCCACGGAGCAGAGGAACGCCTTTCAGCCCAGAACTTCCGTTTGCGTGCGACACGTGCTGGTGACCATGCATTGATGTGGGACTACTCCGATTTTAATATTAATCACAGCCAAGAAGATATGGTCACCATTTTCAACGCTTTTACCAACCGTATAATTAGTCTACTAGACCCATCGCTTCGCCACTACCGCGAAATCATTAGTGATTTAAAAACTACTCTTGACTACGTGAATAGTGCTAGGCTTGCCACTTTCTTAGACTCTGGAGATGTGGATAATCCCTATATCGCCCAAGTATTTAGGTCTCTTCAATCAGGAGAACGAGCCACTAGTTTTACGAATACTTATTTGAGCAGGGCTTATATCCACTTGACAGCAATATACACCACTGAATATTTACAAGAACCACACCCATTCTTTTATTATGAAAGCAGTGAAGCGGGTGATGACGTATGGATGACAACTCCAGATCTAGTCGCAGCCCAGCTCCAATGCTCACTTTTTAATTTACTGGGGTTCGCAGGCCAATTATTCAAAATTACTTCTGACTACGCACCCAGAGGAGAATTTCTCCGCTTATCTTACGAGGGGAGTCGCAATATTACTTGCGGCTACCCTATTAGATCTACAATGGGTTTAATTAGCGGCGAGTTTTTCATGGATTCAGTTTTTGACCCTACTTCACGCGCCACTGCGTATTATGAATCCTGGGTTAAAGCAGTTCGACGCGGCTCCAATATACCCAAGGCCTTCCTCGATACAATTATCAAGAACAAGACGGCCCTTGTTTTAACTAGAAATCAAAAGAAGACTAAAATATTACCATCACTTGAATTCGCAACATTACCAGCCATTTTTGGTGGTGGGGGGATTTCCAACGTCCCTTTGGACTTAGATCTCACTTCGGAGATCAACGTCCATGGCGGTATGACAGTTACGGTCCCTAGTTACACATCTACACGTGCACGACCCATCTTCCGCCCACCAAAAGCTAATTTCGTCGGCATGTTACGCGGC